TGTGGATGCAATCGCTGCTGGCGATCTGCCGCATCTGGCGGATGCCGCCGCACATGATTCAAGAGTTGGGCCGCGCGACGTGGGGCAACCTGCAGAGCGAGATGGTGTCGTTCGAGAAGTTCACGATTGCCCCGTGGCTACGGCGGATTGAGGGTGCGATTGAGCGGGACGTGCTCCCCGAGGACGGCGAGTTGTACGCGGAGTTCCTCGTGGAGGGGCTGCTGCGGAGCGACATCACGACCCGCTACCAGGCGTATGAGATCGCCATCCGCAATCGGTGGTTGACGCCGGAAGAGGTGCGGCAGAAGGAGAACCTCGGCCCGCTTCCCCCTGGTGCTGAGCCGGTGGCCGAGCCGGTGGAGGACGTGCCCGAGGAGCAAGACGAACCGAGCGAAGACGAGCCGGCCCAGGACACCCCGAGCACGGAGGCGAGCGATGGCTGACGAGATGGACGTGGCGGTGGCTACGGAGATCGAGCGGCGTGACTGGGAGTTCGCCGACGACGGTGGCGTGGCTGTCGAGACTCGGGCCGACGGCCGCACGGTCCTGTCTGGCTATGCCGTTCGCTACAACACCACCTCGGTGGACCTTGGCGGGTTCCGCGAGACGATCCTGCCGGGTGCGTTCGACAAGGTTCTCAACCGCCAGCGTGGCAAGCGGGACGTGGTGGCCCTGTTCAACCACGACGCCAACCAGCTGCTGGGCCGCACGTCGTCAGGCACGCTGGAACTGTCGAGCGACGACAAGGGGCTGCGGTACTCGGTCGTCCTGCCGAACACGGAGTTGGGCCGCACGATCGGCGAACTCACGGCCCGCGGCGACCTGCGTGGCTCGTCGTTCGCGTTCACCGTCGAGCAGAAGGGGCAGTCGTGGGCACCGGGCGAGGACGGCATGCCGCGTCGCTCGATCCGCGAGGTGTCTGGTCTGTTCGACGTTTCGGTCGTGACACACCCTGCATACTCGTCATCGTCTGCGGCTGTTGCCCGTCGCAGTATGGAGGCGTGGATGGCGGAGCAGGAAGAGACTCCGGTTCCGGTCGAGCCGGTGAGCGACGGCAAGGCACTGACGAATCTGGCGGTGCGGATGGCGGCTCGCCTGCGGGCTGCCAAGCTCAGGAGCCATCTGCGTGGCTAGACCAGGCGACGTGTGTCCCCAGTGCAAGCGTGGCCGCATTCGCACACGTACCAGCAAGGCGGCAGGCGATCAGCAGGTTCGCTACGTCGAGTGCCAATGCTGCGACTTCAGCACGAAGGTGGTCGTGCCGAGCGAGTACATCTACAGACGTTCGTTGTACGTACAACCGAAACGCTAGGTCATCGCCCTTTGCTCCCGTAGTGTGAACGACAGACACGGACTGTCACCGTTCACCAACTACGGAGCGCCACGGATGGCCACTCAACTCTCGAAGCTTCAGGACCGCGCCGCCGCTGTGGCTGCGATGCTCGCCGACCTTTCGGCCGTCGAGGACCGTTCCGCCGAGCAGGCCGCCGAGATGGAGAAGCTCGCCGTCGAAGGTGAGCGTCTCGAGACCGAGCTCGCCCGCGAGCACTCCATCGCCGAGCGGATCACGTCGCTCCGCAGCAAGGTGGCCGCGACTGCGAAGCCGGTCGAGGTTGCGGCTGTTGAGCCGGCGGCCCGTCCGTCCCGCGACAGCGGCAAGGCCACGATGTTCCGGTCGTCCTCGGACGCCGAAGCCTGCGGCCGCTGGATTCGTGGCTACGTTTTGAACCGCGCCGAGGATCGTGCGTGGTACGAGAAGCACGTCGAGGCTCGCGCCCTGTCGCCCAACGACAACAACAAGGGTGGCGTGTTTATCCCTGACACGTTCGCTTCGACGGTCATCCGGCTGGTCGAGTCCTACGGTGCGTTCCCCGCCCAGGCCAACAACCTGCAGATGGCGAGCGACACGCTCTACATCCCGCGTCGGACCGCCGGCAACACCGCGTATCACACCGGTGCCAACAGCGAGACGACCGTGACGGACATGGCGACCGACAACGTCCTGCTCTCCAGCAAGGAAGTCCGCGTCGGCACCCGCGTCCCGAACCAGCTGATCGACGACTCGGCCATCGACCTGGCCGGGCTGGTTGCTCAGGAGTTTGCCTTGGCGATCGCCCTGCGGATCGACGAAGACGGCTTCATCGGGACCGGGGCTTCCACCTACGGCGGCATCCGCGGCATCCAGTGGAAGTTCGAGAACGAGACGCTCACCGCTGGCATCCACGACTCCAGCCAGACGGCGGTCACTGCCTTGACGATCGACGACTTCGCCAACACGATCGCCAAGTTGCCGACCTACGCTTCGCAGAGCCCGACCTGCGGCTGGTACTGCACCCCGCAGATGCACGCTCTGGCGATGCAGTCGCTGGCCCTCGGCGGCAACGGTGCCATGGCCAACGAGATCGTGGACGGCGTTCGTCGCCCCGCGTTCATGGGCTGGCCGGTGTTCTTCAACAACGTCATGCGGAAGACCGCCGCCGCTACCCAGTGCGTGGCCCTCTTCGGCGATCTGAAGCGGTCGAGCCACTTCGCCCTCCGTCGGCAGGTTGCCGTGCGGGCGAGCACCGACCGGTACATCGAGTTCGACCAGACGTACTTCCAGGCCACGGTGTCCTACGACGCGGTGACCTCGGACGTTGGCGACGCCAGCACCGCCGGTCCGGTCGTGGCCCTCATCCTCTGACCCAAGCACCATCAAGGAACCCTAAGACGTGAACCATCTCCAGAACTCTCGTTCCGTGGTCGCCCTGACGGACGCTGCGGGTCTCGCTTCGGCCAGCACGCTGACCGTGGCGGTCGATTGCCTCGGCTACGACTCGCTGTCGGTGGACGTGGGCTACCGCTCGATCGCCAACACGGCGGCTCCGAGCGTGGTCTCGCTGAAGCACAGCGACACGGACGGCAGCTACGGCACGATCGCCAGCCTGATCCAGAACACGGATTACACGCTGGCTGGCGTCGGCAACACGGCGACGGTCAACGTCAGCCGGTTCGAGGTTAGCACGAAGGGTCTCAAGCGTTACGTGCAGGTCTCGGTCACGCCGAACGCGAACGCGACGAGCAACGCGAGCAACAACACGGTGGTGGTGGCGGCCCGTCTGGGTCGCGGCGAGTCTGGCGTCGATTCGGCGTCGGACGCGAACGTCACCAACCGCGTGGTCCTGGGCTGAGTAGTTCGACAACTCGAAGGAGGTTGCCGTGGGCGCGGCTGCTTCACCCATCGCCGGCATCAAGCCGGCTGTGTTGAATACTGGCTCGGGGCCGGTTCGCGTGCATTGCGCGATGTCGGTTCCGAGGCTTGGCTGGCAGGACCACATGTTCTGCTGGCCGAGAGGGCTCATCCCTTACGGCGTCGCACCCGTGCGGCTGGAAGGGGCTTTTTGGGGCCAGTGCCTCGAGCGTGTCCTCACGGACATGATCGAGAACGACCCGGAGCCTGACGGCCCCCCGCTGTGGATCCTGACGCTCGACTACGATTCCATTTTCCAGCCCGATGCGCTACCTCGCCTGCTGACCTACGCTTCGGCGTCGGACTACGACGTGGTGGCTGCGGTGCAGATGAAGCGGCGGCACGATGAGCCGCTGTTCACGATGATGAGCGAGGACGGCACTCGGGCCGGGAGCATCGGCCGAGACCAGCTCATCTACCACAACATCATGCCGGTGAACACGGCTCACTTCGGGTTCACGCTCCTGCGGGCGTCGGCCCTGAAGAAGCTGCAGCACCCGTGGTTCTTCGGCAGGCCAAACGCCGATGGCCGGTGGGACGACGGCCGGATCGACGACGACATTCACTTCTGGATCGAGGCTCAGAAGGCCGGACTGAAGTTGGGCGTCTGCCCTCGGGTGGCTCTCGGTCATGCCGAGGTCTGGTTTAAGTGGCCCGACCAGAACATGCAGCCGTTGCTCCAGCATCCTGGGGATTTCTGGGATCGAGGCGGGCAACCCCCTGACAAGGTGTGGCAATGAGCAGCACGCAATACCCGACGGTCTCAGTGCGGATCACTCGACCGGTCCGCACGTACAAGACGGGTCAGGTCGTGGACGTGACCGGCGGCCTGGCGGACATGCTGGTGCGTTCTGGCTACGCCGTGCGTGACGAGCAGCCGCAGATCCGGTTCGCCGTGGCTGACGAGCCTCAGGAGGTCGAGCGAGCCGAGGCACCCTACGCCAAGGCTGGGAGGCGACGCCGTGCGGGCAAGTAGCAACTACCGGTCGCTCATCGTTGCGACCGCGAGCGGGACGGGTGACCGGCCCGTGTCGGTGGCCGAGGCCAAGGAGCATCTGCGGATCGTCGACATGACGACCGACGATGACTACATCGGCATGCTGATCGACACGGCGACCGCCTGGTGCGAGGACTACTGCGACCGCACCTTCGCCCACAAACATTACACCGTGGCGTTCGATGATTTCCCAAGCCTCCGCATCGCGCTTCCGCGCCCGCCGGTGCAGCTGGCTTCGGTTGCCACGAACGCCACGGTGACTATTTCCTACGTGGACCAAGGTGGCACCACGCAGACACTCACGTGGGCGCAGTCTGGAACGCAGCAGTTCCGCCTAGACCGCGACCACGTTCCTGCCCTTCTGTACCCGCTGTACTTGGAGAACTGGCCCAACGTGCGGCTGGACGACAAGGCCGTTCAGGTGACATACCTCGCCGGCTACGGCGGGGCAGCGAACGTGCCGACTCCGGCGAAGCACGCCATCAAGATGTTGGTCGGTCACTGGTACGCGAACCGGGAGGCCGTGGGCAGCGTGGGCCGTGAACTGGAAATGGCCGTATCGGCCCTGCTGGCCAACCTCCGCTGGAGGCAGTACGCATGAGTCTCGAGGGACGGATCGCGATCGACGTGGGCTACACGGATTCGGCGACGAGCACAGCGGTGCAGAGCGTCCAGCGGATCGCGTTGACGAGCACGGACGCCTACACGGCTGGCAAGGTGGTGGTTGTCGCTGGCACCTGCGGCACGGCCTCTGTGGCGATTGCTGTGGCCCCCAGCACGTACCGGGACGCGGACGGATCGCTCGTCACGCTCGCGACAGTGGACCGGTTCGCCTTCGCTGCCTCGGCTGCGGCCCGCTGTGCTGAGGCGTCCGGGTCGGGGGCGGCGATCAGTTCCGCGAGCCGTGTTGCGTTGTCGGATGCCCGTGGCGGCGGCACGGCGGGCTTCAACGTCTCGGCGTACTCGGGGACGGCGAGCTTTACGCTGGTGGTCGTTGGCACATGAAGACTGGCACGCTCAACCGGCTGGCGACGATCCAGACTCCGACGGAGTCGGCCAACGCCATCGGCGAGCCGATCCTTTCGTGGGCCACGTTCGCTACTCGGTGGGTGGGCATCATGCCGCTGTCGGGATCGGAGAGCGTGTCTGCCATGGCGACCGGCTCCGACGTAACCCACAAGGTGATGCTGCACTACACGCCGGGGCTCAAGGCCAAGATGCGGCTCGTCTGCGAAAGCCGCACGTTTGAGATCACTAGCGTGGTCGAGCGAGGCTACCGGGCCGAGCACGAGCTGCTGGTGGCGGAGGTGACGGACTGATGGCCTTCCAAGTCAGCGCAAGTGCGTCGGACATCCAAGACGTTCTCAAGCGTTTTGATGGGCTGCGGATTGGCGTCCAGAAGAAGTACCTAGGGGCGAGCGTCAAGAAGGTCACCAAGCCGTACATCCCCGAGGTGAAAGCCCTGGTTGCCAAGGGTCCGACGGGCAACCTGAAGCGGTCGGTTGGCGTGCTCACGGAGGCCAAGGTCCGCGGCAAGACCCAGACAGCCGTGCTCGGTTTCCGCCGTGGCGAGAAGTTCAAGAAGGGCGGGCTCGGCTACCACGCCTGGTGGATCGAGAACGGCGTGAAGGTCCGCAAGCCGAAGAACGCATCCATGCTGCGGGTGCCCATGACGATGGCCAAGAAGTACCCGTATCTCATGGGCAAGGTGGCTCTGATCGGGGCGGAAGGCGGCGGGGCTGCGTACTTCCCTGAGGTGGCTGCCGTCCCCGGCACGGGCAAGTTCGGCCAGTGGGCGGACAGGACGCTGCCGCGGATCAGGGACGAACTGATTCAGGAACTCGGCCGGGCGGTGGCGAAGGCTGAAGCCGAGAACGCCC